ATACGATGATAAAATATATGTTCTAGAAAACTATCATGAGGGAGCTACCAATATGAATAATCTAGTAAGTGCACACTTTACGCCCATGAGTTTAGCAAGAAGTGTTGAACAGTGTACAAGGAATTACAACTTCGTTGATTTATGTGCTGGTATCGGAATACTATCTTGGTGTCAAGAAAGGGTTATGGAGTTTGAAGATAAAGAGTTTGTTGGTATATGCGTTGAGAATTGTCTTGAATATTGTAAGATAGGTAAAAAGCTTATGCCACAACTTCACTGGATTAATGGAGATATATTTAATCCAAAGGTTATTGCAAGAATAAAAGAAATAATGGGAGACAGAAGCTTTTCCGTTATTTCAAACCCACCTTACGGCAAGCAAGTAAAAACAAATACAGACATACTTCAATACAAAGGATCTGATTTTGAATATAAAGCTATTGAATTAGGGTTTCAGCTTGGTGCTTCTGAAGGTGTATTTCTTATACCGCAAGGTTCTTGTAACTTTAAAATGAGTGGTCAAAGACATACAAATTTGAATGTTTCTTGTAGTAAATATGAAAAATTTGAAAAAGAAACTAATCTCAAAATGTCTCCAAACATTGGCTTTACTACTGATATTTTTGATGGAGATGGATGGAAAGATGTCTCAATCACAACCGAGATAGCTATATTTGAATATGATGAGCTTAGAGAGCAGCTTAAGGAAAGTGATGAAGAAGAATTAAGATTATTTTAACTAAAGAGTTGCAAGGAACAAAAGTTCTTTGCGGCTCTTTGAATTAAAAATTTAGATAATATGAATGATAACTTACAATTTAATTTAATGAGTAAAAGCGAATTTATAGGTCAGTCTAATGCTGATGTAGAAGAAGTCGTTTTAGCAACATTTGTAAACTATCCAGAATCATACTTTAGAGTTGCAGACCAATTAACGATTAATGAGTTTTCATCTACAGAAAATAGATACATCTATCAAGCCATTAAAGAGCTTTCAGAAGTATCTAAAATTGACATAGCTACCGTTACCGACAAACTTATTCAAAAAAAGTATGTTGATATTATGTATGGAGTGAAGAAAGGTTTTGACCTTATTGTTCACCTCAACGGTATTTGTGAAAGAATTGACTCAGATAATCACTTATTGCAACATGTAGAGATTTTAAATGGATATGCAAAAAGAAGAGCATTAACAGTACTGGCCGAAGATATTAATAAAGATTGTAATGATATGGTTGACCCTCAAGATACGGTTAATAGAATCAGTACAACTATAGTTGATATTCAGGAAATGGGAGATATTGAAGAGTTTGATATAAACAAAGCAAACAAAGAAGTTTACGCAAGTTTAGAGCCTAAGAAGAAAGGAGATATATTGGTACAGTCGCACATAGCAGTAGTAGATAAGTTTATCTATTGTTTTGAGCCTACTGAACTAATAATAATAGCTGCAGCACCATCAATGGGTAAAACAGCACTAGCTCTTGAAATCTTTAAAAATCAAATTACACACGATACTGAAGTAGCAATCTTCTCTTTAGAAATGGGGCAAACCCAATTATTAAACAGAATGTATGCCGTAGAAGCTGATATTGATTTAAGTAAAATAAGACAAAGATTAATATCTACAGATGAAAGAAAAAGACTTGATACGGTTATTGGACAATTTGAAAATAAGAAGTTTTGGATTGATGACCGTTCAAGAAAGCTTTCTCATATTTCTAATAGGATTAGAAAGTTTGTCATTAGACATAAGGTTAAACTTATAATGATTGATTATCTACAGCTAATAACTTGCGATATGGGTAAACCTTCTAATCGAGAGAATGAAGTAGCTATTATATCAAGAGAATTTAAGAATCTAGCTTTAGAACTTAAAATCCCTATTATAGCCTTATCTCAGATTAATAGAGCAATTCATCAAAGGTCTGATAAAAGACCAACGCTAGGAGATTTAAGAGAATCAGGAGCTATTGAACAAGATGCCGACATGGTATGTTTTGTACATAGACCTGCTTATTTTAATATCCAGGGTGGTATTCCAAACATTGAATATGCTGAATTGATATTCGCTAAAGGAAGGTCTACGGGTATGGGAATGGTTGAAATAGCATTTCAATCTAGCAAAGCCAAATTTATGAGTAATAGCTACGAAGAAATGAAATTGCTAAAGCATGATCAACTAGGAGATTTACCTAACAGTGAAGAATTTTCATAATGAGAAAGAAGTATAAACACAGCAAAATTATTGCTGAAATTTCTAAAAAGACTGATTTAGATCCTAAAGTAGTACACCTAATTATTAGGAAGTTTTACTTTGGATTAAGACAGTTAATGCTTCGTAACGAGGAGATAAACATAAAGGGCTTTTTTGTCCTTAAATTATCATCTCATTACAAGCGAAAAGTGAAAAAAGAAAGTAAAAATATTAATTTAAGAAAGCGAAAAGATAAAAAAACAGCTTATAATGAAAAGTATAAAAAATAGCTTGTTTTGTTTGTGTATTTTTTGTACATTTGTATTGTTATGTCTAGACTTAAAAGCAGAATAACCCTTATAAACCGACTATCATATAGCGGTAAAAAAGGGTGTGAATTAATACCACATCTATTAAGTGTCAATAGAGTAATTGACAAAATAGATAGTGATGACAAAATTCAGAAAGTTTGTGAACATTCTGAGTTAAAAAAAAGCAGAATAAATCAATTAACAGGTTTGAGTAGTATCGAATTACACCAAGTAATAAATGATGTAATTGTTGATCCTCAAGGAACCAATTTTCTAATCTTCAAAAATTAATTTAATGAAGCCAAACATTTTTATAGTTGGACCTTCGGGTTCTGGTAAGTCAACATCTTTAAGAAATCTTGACCCAACAACAACTATCATTTTAAACACAGAACAGAAAGCCCTGCCATTTAAGTCAGGACAGAAGTTTAAGCTAAATGTGCCTATTGCCAATATGACTGAATTTCATGCAGCATTTGAAAGAGCGATAGCATCAACAGTAGCCAAAGTAATAGTAATTGAATCTTTTACCTCAATGGTAGAACACCAATACATTAAGTCTAAAGCTGCATATTCAGGTTATGATATATGGAGTGATTACGCTGATGAAATTAATCGTATTCTTCGCTTATCTAAAGGAACTGACAAATATATTATATTCTTAGGAATAGATGGTGTAATTGAAGGATCCAATGGAGTAGAGGAGAGATATGTGTATGTTCAAGGAAAGCTGAAAAAGCAAGTTGAAAAAGAGTTTGTAATGGTATTATATACTGATATGATTACAACTGAAAAAGGTTCTGAGTATCAATTTGTTACTAATAAACAAGCTGGATATGAGAACACTGGTATCAAATCCCCAATGGAGATGTTGCCACCAAGAATGCCAAATGATCTTGCTGAAGTGATTAAACACATTGAAGCATATTATGCGGAAGATGAAGCTCCTGCAGAAGTTGTTGCACCAGTAGCAGCACCAGTAGAAGAATTAAAATAATTAATAATTTAAAATTTAGAATATGAGTTTTGATGATGAAATGAAAGATGTACAAAAAGCCGAATTAGGTGGTAACTACATAAATAAAGCGTGTGTTGAACTAGTAACTTTAAAGAGTTACAAAATGTCTCCAACAGATGCTAGTTTTAATGGATGTCCTTATATTGAAGTGACATTTGAAACAGTTAGTGATGCGAAAGCCATTAACAGTTCAAGATTATATAGAGTAAGACCAACAGATAGTGAGGGCTCTAAAGAGTGGAAGTTAAAAAGGATTAAAGAGTTATTTTCAAATGCGGGAGCTGATTGGGCTTTAGGAGGAGAGAATACTATTAAATCTGCAATGGGTAAGCAAGTTAAAGCTTTATTCAAGGAAGTTGAATACATTGGTGTTGATGGTAATAATAACAATAAGCCTGAGATTAGAACCAAAGTAGAATATTCTTTTAGTGCTCCAGCTGATGGAGAAATTAAAGGAAATCAATCTTACTTGAGAAGTAATTTGGATGAAAAAGGTCAAACTAAACTAGCTGCAGAGCTAGAGAAGTGGAATAGAGATAATCCTCAAGCAGCAGCACCAGCAGCACCAGTTGCTCAAGCTGATGCATCAGCGAATAATGAAATGCCCGCAGGAACTCAACCGCCTGCAGGACCAGTTGATGATTTACCATTTTAAAAAGAATACAGAGAGTCACTTAGTGGCTCTCTGTAATTTAAAATCATAGCTTATGACAGATGCGATAAAAATGAATGAAATTGTGGAAAAGGTAACTTCAATAATTGAAGAATTTAATGATACCGAAGACCATCATCCTGAAGGACTTTTGACAATGGGAAATGCCCTTGCTTCAAATATGTTCTTTTTAGAAAAATATAGAGCTCAGGCACATAGCGCTTTTGAATCTACTATTTACTCATTAAGAAATCAAGGAGAAAAAGTTAATGCAGCAACAAATACAGCTAATGTAAAACATCCTGAATTATATATGTTACGAAGACTTATTGAGTCTGCAGAAAAAGTTCATATTCAAATGAGTGTTCAACTTAAATGGTTACATGCAGAATTGTTATCTGGAGGAACAATATGAGTGATAAAATAGAAGATATTATTGAGGCTGGATGTCTTGAAATAGAACTTTTGTTCATTGAATTTGAACATAAAATGAATCAATTATTCATATCAAAAGATAACTAATGAAAAATTTAAAACCAGTAATAGAACCATTATTAAAGAAATTTAAAGAAGAAAAAATTGTTGGGCTTATTAAGTTTAAATTCTCAATGCCAGGAAATCAAGAGCCTATAGAATTTGAGATTGAAAGAGAAATTAATAGAATAGCTTTTAGGCAAGGATTTATAATAAACAAAGTATATGTCATGTATGATGGTGATTGCTTTAGTAAAGTTTTCATTTATTGTTATGATATAGAGACTATCTTTGAACACCTTCAAATATTGGAAAGTGCCAAATCTAATGATGTATTGTTAGGAGCACTTAATAGAGCAATTATAATGCTTGATGACTATAACAATATGTTTGGAGATAAAATGGACAAGACTCTAGAAATTAGTGGATTAGATGAAATTCTAAAATTGAATAGTTAAACAAATAGAGAGTCCTTTGTGGCTCTCCGTTTAATTTAAAAACTATATTATGAGCGATTTAAAGACTATTAAAGTAACAATGAATTGGGATAATTGGAAACAAGTTCTCCTTAAAGTTCCTGCAGATTGGGCTAAGGATAAAATAAATACTGTATTGGAAAAGAAGTACGGAAAGTATGATATTAAAGAATGGGCGGAGGTAGAAGGATGAGCGAATACAAAGGCTTAGATATAGAGAAACTTAAAAAGTTTATGGCAGAGCTAAAGCCAGACACTGATAGAGAGTTTATAGTGATGCAAGGATGTTTAACAAAAGGCATCGTACAAAGATCAACACTAGACTTAAATTTATGTAGTAATCCAGACTGTACAAGCTGTCAACAATATCACAATTCACTTAAAAAACACGTTGAGAATTATGAAAAATAACTTTGATTCAAATGAGGAATTATATTTCTCCTGGTATTTAGACCAATTAAAAGATAAAGGATATGTAAATCATTGGGAACGAAATGAAGCTTCGTATGAGATGACTAGTCCAATAATCAATACTTACATCAAGCCGATGAAAAGAGTTGAGGACAAGGTATTAGAACAGACAATACTAAACGGTAGTTCTTACACTCCTGATTTCATTATCTATTGGGAAGATAAAGCTATTGGAATATTCGTGTCTAAATTAGACCATACCAAAGGAAAAATTGAAACTCCTTTTATATGTCAATTGCCAGAACTAGTATCTGTAATCGAAACAAAAGGAGAATTTGACATGGGAAACATGACAAGACTAGCAAGAAACAACATCAAATTTGTTTACGAAAAACACAAAGTCTTCATCAACCTAATCAAACTACCTTCAATTTTCAATAAAACATTTACTCCAGATCGGTATTTAATGACCGACAAAACTTTTAAACCACGTAAACTTAAATACAAAAATGTCAGAACTTTACGCGAATTTATTACTGAGATACAGAAATAGGAGCTACTGGAAAGATGATAATGGTGTTAAGGGAGTTATACTGTTTAACGAGAAACCTTTTACCATAAAAACACTATTAGTTAAATACAAGTACTCTAAACTATCTCTTGTAGATGGTGAGTACAAATTTGACTTAATAGCATTTGTAAAGTATGCTTTGACAAGAGGTTACGATTGGAAACTATATGGTGAACCCCAATGGAAAGCAATAGAACCTAAAAAGACAAAAAAATTCATGAAACCTAGAAAACGATAAATTATGAATCAAATGGTACCAAGCAATGAAGCAAAAGACTTCATGAAAATGCAAGAAACCTATGACAAAAACGAAGGAAACATCATTGATAAAGATGATGATTGGTATTATGCCGATAAGAAATTCGTATCAAATAGTCAGTTAGGACAAATATTAAGAGGTGGTCCACAAACCTTAAAAGCTTATTATCAAAGAGGACAAAAAGATACTGATGCATTTATATTCGGTAGAGCAGCACATTGTTTGTTATTAGAACCAGAAGCATTTAATTCTCGTTACTATGCAATAGATGATACTGAGAAGTGTGAAGAAATAGGTGGAGCTCGCCCAAGAACTACCAAAAAATACAAAGAGTGGATTGAGCCATTAATGGAGGATAATAAGCATAGAGCACTTCTTTCATTAGATGATATGCAAACACTTCAAGATATGGTTGATAAAGCTATGAGCTATCCACAAGTACGTGATTTAATTGATTCTGCTAAGAAACGTGAAGTAATTTACCAAAAGACTTTACTTGGTGTTCCTTGTAAAATTAAGGTAGATGCAATCAATACTGGAAACTTTATCCTTGATTATAAAACAAGTAAGGATCCGGCAACGTTATTCAATTTTGCAAAAACTGTTCGTAACTATCACTATGATAGACAAGGAGCATTTTATTGTGATGTAGCTGGAGTAGATAGCTTTTGGTTTTTAGTTCAAGAGAAAACTTATCCTTATACGGTGTGTTTAGCTGAACTTTCTCCTGATTCTAAAGAAGAAGGAAGGAAAAAGTATCAACTAGGCTTAGAGATGTATAAGAAGCATTTTATTGAGCATCCTGATAAGATTGATTCGTTCTTAGAAATGGGAAGTATATGATAGTTACATTAGTTATAATATTTTGGGTATTATTTACATGCTTACTATGGCGTATTTGGATTTATAATCGTCCTGAAGATTAAAAACAATAAAGAGTCCTTCGGGGCTCTTTGTTATTTTATGAAATAGACAACGGTAAAGTTGTATATAAATTACACTCACATTTATACCCAGAAGCATGATTGAAGTAATAATATCATACGATGAAGTAAATTTTAGTGCTTATTTTATAGATAGTCAAGGTTACAAAACCAAATTCCAAGGTAGACCAAAGCGACATCTATTAATTACAAGCATAAAAGAGCATTTTGAAATGCGTAAAGAAAACTATGAATTATGTAGTATAATCAAAAAAGAGCAATCCAATTAAGGGTTGCTCTTTTTCTTTTGACTTACACCAGGGAAGGTAGAAGTTGTATCTTAATTTTCTTGTATCTCTTTTATCTTTTTTTGGAAAGTCTCACATGAACAATTTACATGCATTGCCTTTACAGAACCTTTGAAATAAACCATCGTTACAATCTTTGGATTGGAACCTACTTTTTCAGAACTCTGAATAAAAGGTCTATAATAGTTAATATTATCAATATTCATATATTGAGTGTGAACTTTACCTTCGTGGCCTATAACCTCTATTTCTACTTCTTGATAACCCATAACATTTACTCTAACAATAAAACGGCAACAACGCCAATAACAATACCTCCAACACCAAAAATCTTTACATTACGTCTTGCTTTGGTCAAATGTAAATTAATTTTTTGATTTTCTTCATTTAATTTAGCTTTAGTTTGCTCATCATCATCTTGAATGACTTGCATTTTCTTAAAAGCTTCTTTTAAATTATAGATTTGAATAGTGTTATTTTCAATAAGACTATCTTTCTTTGGCGAGTTTATAAGACAGGTAAGACATTTTTTATCCATTTCAATAGTGTAATGGATAAGTGAATCGTTATCTAAACAATTCTGCCCGTAAGCTGTCTCTGTATGCCCTGCTACTATTATAAACAGTAGCACTATCGGAACTAATATTGTGCGTAATTCTTTCATTATCCTTTTCTATTATTTCATTTTCTATTTGCAAGTCTTTGATCTCTTGCTTTAACCTATCGTGCTTCAACATCAATTGAACTGCTTCGAGGCTATACGTTTTTTCTTGTGGAAAGAATGTGTCTCTTATATTAGAAAATATACTAGATATAGATCCTAACGAAAGAATCCCCACTAAAGCCCATATAACTATTCGATTACTTACTGGCATCTTTATCTCCCTTCTTAAAAGTTTCCCCTAATATTCTAAGACCAAGCAAAGTAGTTCCCGCTATCAACATTGAATTAAACAATTCTTCATTAGCAGTATAAAAAGAAAATCCAGCTAAAATGTATGAAACACAAACAAGTAGCATAACAATAAACCCCCAAAGTTTCTTTGAGGAAAATTTACCTTTTGGTTTTTCCCTAAACTGATCTGACCAAAAACTCATAATTAAAATATGTTTTTATAAGTAGCTCTAGGAGCTTTCCTTTTACGTTTAATAGCCTGCTTTTTTATAGCCTTGTCTTGAGCACTACCACTTTTCTTAGCGGCAGTTGATGCTTCATCGGCAATTCTAACACGATTAGCAGCTTTACTAACAGTCTTTTTTTTCTTTTTACCTGTATCTTCGTAAGCCATCTTACTTAGATTGAGGACGAATATCCGTAGTTACTTTTCTTTTACTTGAGTTAGTACTTGGTAAAGAACCAGTATAAGGCGTTTTTGTCTTAGTACTTGTTAATTTGTGTGATTTTTTAGTAGCAGCCATAGCTTTTGTTTTTAGTTAATTATTAAAGTATAAATATAATCATTTTTTATTTTCTTCGTATTTTTCCTTCCAATACTCTCCCCATCTTTTTTCATTGTTAACTTTATCTGTGTAATATTCTTTCATAAACTCCACCTTATACATGGCTTCATTATTATACTTACCCCATAAATCACGCTGCTCTCCAACAACCTGCTCCTGTTTTGTTACTACTGTTTTAACTTCCGCAGCAAGATTGATATGTCCGTAAAATACATAAGCTGTCAAAGAACCAACAACAGCCATAACCATTGTTTTACCATCAAGTATGTTATCTATTGACATATTTTAACTTATCTTTTTTTCCATTTATAATAAAATAACCAACCTATTCTAACACCTATAAACATTAAAACACTTCTAGTTTTTGGAGTTTTAAAAATCTTTAAATTTCTTCTAAACTCTCTATCAGTGTCTATACCTCCACCCTCTACTAACCATCTAAAGTCATGTATTAAGCATGGTGGGTATGGATGATGTTTATCTTGAATAACATTACACCCATTATAATCTTCCATTGGATTCCATCTAATATCAAAGATTATCTTTTTTAGTTCACTAATTAAATCCTCACCACCATATTCAATACATTGTTTTTCGCAATGATTAAACAATTCTTCTCTAGTCCAAAATTTATACGGCTTGTAATCTTTCATTTTTTATTTCTCCTTTTGTTCATGCTTAACTCTTCTACTATGAATTTATTTTCACTTTTTAGGTTTAGAATGTCCAATTCGTTTTTATTTGTTTTTATTTCTACATTTCTAATATACTTATTTAGCCCCCTATACATATCTTTAACCTCCTTAAATATGTCTTTTTGAAACTCGTCATTTCTTTCTGACATTTGCATAAAGTCCTCGCTGGTCTTTGCTTTATGTTCTATGATTAGAGTGTAATTCTTATGCATGTCAGTTATTATTTGCTCCTGACTACTGTTTAACTTTTTAAACCAATAGGAAAGTAAAAACCCTAATGCTAGAATAATAATAGCTATAAAACCACCTATGCAGGATATTATAATAGCTGTTTGAGTTCCATCTTCCATTTAAAACAACCTCCTGCAATTAAAGGTTAATAAATTGTATTTCTTATCTTTTATTTCTTCAAATCTACTTAAAAACAAATCTGGATTTATGTCTGTTGTTTTTATTATGTCGGTTTTCTTTAAAACGGTTTCGCATAATATAGGGGTTTCAACGCCCCTTTTAAACCTTATTGTTTTATCATTATAAGTATAACGAACTGAGCATTTAGGACTTAAAGATGTTGCAGCTCCAAAAAGAGTTAGTAATTCATCTGGCTTACTATAAATGGCTTGTATTTTATTCCTATTGTAGTTATCGCTTTTCATTTTCTCCCATTTATAGCGGTTTCTAAATATTGCAAAATACATAATTATAGACAAACTAATTAATGTAAAAATATCAAATAAATTAATATTTGTTTTATTAAAAAATAACATATTAATGTTATTAAAATAATCATATCCTAATAAATTTAACAGTCCAAAACCAATAAATAAATT